ATAAGTGCACGCATCTCCTGCGTTACATCATCTTCTTCTTCTCTAATCATATCTATCCATTCTCTGGTATGTCTTCGACATACATATATTCAGGGTTAAATGATAGCCAACAAGTTAGGTTAGCGTTAGCATCGGCACGACCATATCTATTCTTTACAGGAGCAATAGCCATAGAAGTACCAACAATACCGAGTGTGCATATAAGGGCAGGTAGTTGAGCCACCTTGCCTTGAAGTGCTGAGCGTGGTTGGCACGGAGTACCAAGTACACCTTCAGAAGTATGATGAAGAATAATAATCCCAGCATTAGTTGCACGAGCAAGATACTTCAACTCCTTCATAATCGCACGCATTGATGCAAACTCTTCTCCACCATCTGTTGCTATATCCATAAGGTTATCAACAAAGATAGCCTCAGGTGGTACACCCCATAGTTCCTCAAAGGCTTCAACCTCTTCGAGAATATCCTGCAGTGTAGGTGAAGATTCAAATGACCAGACGATATGGCTTGCTCTATGGAGCACAGCCTTAGTCCAGCCTGTATCTGTATTCATTAAGTGTTCAACGTCTGTCTGATTCTTGCCACTAATCATTGACGCAAGGCGCATAGCCATAGTGTGTGCGTTGGTATCTGCAGAAATATACAGAGTGGGAACGTGCATACGAAGGGCTAAAGCCAGTGCTAGAGTGGACTTTCCGACACCCGGTACACCTGCAAGCATAGAGACTTCTGCTCTACGAAATATAATTTTGTTAGCATCAAATGTTTTGAAGCAACTTGGTAGTGGTTCACCACCGATGTCTGACCTGCCGACACTTCTTACTAAAGTTCTCATTGACTTCTCCTGTCGATTAAGTTAGAAGTAGGGTAATCACCTTCCCCGATTAACTACCCTACTTCTAATTCTTATTTAGTTTACTGGCTTACATTGGTCGGGAGTACCCTGTGGAGTCGGGCACGCCCAGAAAGCGTAAGGCTTCCCAGTTGTCTTGCTCACTCCCTGTCGGAATATTCTCGCGCCGTGTACGCACGTTGGTGTCGTTGGCTGCCCCGATGCGGGCGGTGGGGTTTGTGGTGCTGCCCCACCGAACGGATTGCCCGCCGGGGTTGGAGTTGATGACCCAAACTGCGTTGTGTCTGTAGTGGAATTCGGCGTCGATAAAGGGCTTAGAGTGTAAGCACCTGCTACCTTCTTAGATACAGCAGCAATCTGAGTTGAGTAATCGCCAATGCCTTCTAGCAACACACTCAGTTCATCTGCGCTTCCAGCGCGTACGTTAATCAAATCACCGTTAGGTGACTTCATAGAAACTTGTAGTTTCCAGTCTTCGTTTGTCATTTGTGTTCCTTCTTTGTGAATTGGCAGTGTTCTTTTAAGCCACAGAAACTGCACGATTGTAGGTTCGGTAGAAATATACCAGCCTTGCGTGCTTTATCAAATCCATCAACAAAGTATTCAAGTGTGTCCAAGGTATATCTACTTAGGTCAATCATCTCTCCTGTCCCCGATTCACGAGACATCCAGTAGTTTCCTAGATTGACTGGAACTCCAATCATCTGCTCGACTCCTACTTTGTAGAAGCCTAACTGAAGGTCGGAGGTTGGTCGTGCACGTGAAGTCTTAAGGTCGACAATCACAAGTTGTCCGTTAACCTCAAAAATTCTGTCAATGAACATCTTCACTGGCACGCCTGCGATGACTGGGTTTAGTTCCAACTCGATGGCACGTGCACCTTGAGGTGTTGTCCAAATCTTCCAGTCAGGGTTGTTCTGTCTCCACTTGATGTAGTTGTCTACCCAAACGGAGCCATTGATATTCCACCAGTTACCGTCTTCCTTATTAGGATTTTCTTTGGTGGCTCGACCTGCTCTACGAGCAGTCTCAAGATTGAGTCCTTCTGTTTCTTTAGCCCAGGCTTTCGCCCACAATTCATTCGTTGTCGTAATCATACAACTCCGTTGCATAGTGGAAAGCACGCCCGCCTGCTGACCAGATGGATGGTTCCTCAGAAACCTTAAGTAGTCTACCTAGGTAATACTGATAACCACAGGTAAGGTAAGTTGTAAATGCTGAGTAAGAGATATGCTCAGGTAATTCGTAATCGTCTAACTTAATCATTGAGGAATTCTGCCAGGTAGTCAACCTCTTCACGAAGTTCCTGAACTGATTCTTGTAAGTCGTGCAATGCGAATGTAAGTTCTGCTAGAAGGTAAGCGATATCGTCGTGCTCTTCTTCGTGTTTCTTAAATGGATTCCACATTAGATTCTCCTGTCGTAGTTGTTTAGATAGACCCCCTCAGAGGACAGGAGGTGACTCAATGAGGGGACCTATCTAATATTCAGTTGATTGTTATTATATAATATATATTATATATAGGCGCCTTAGCGCCTTATATAGTATTATTATTTAATAATAAATAAATTATACACATACCCTGATTGGATTCTTATGAGCGACACGCCGACATTTCCCAACTGGTTTGATGGGCAGAAGTACAACTTCGAGGAACAACTTACCCACCTAGCAGGCAAGCCTGACCTGACCTTCCTGCAGATAGGTGCATACACAGGTGACGCAACAGTCTGGCTATTAAAGAATATCCTAACCGACAAGACATCTCAACTGATGGATGTGGATACCTGGGAAGGCTCAGATGAATCGGAACATTCCAGGATTAACTTCGCAAATGTGTACGAATACTACCTAACTAGGACATTACGGTATGACAACCTTCACATCTTTAAGGCTAAGTCTGACCACGTGTTACCTAATCTAACCCATAGATTTGATTTCATCTATGTAGACGGAGACCACACCGCTGCTCAGGTTGAGCGTGATGCCTACAGTGCGTGGAAGTTACTCAAGTCCGGTGGCATCATTGCCTTCGACGATTACCTATGGGGTCAGGGCAAGAAACCTGAACTCACCCCTAAGCCAGCCATTGATAGATTCCTACTCACCCATACCAACGAGTATGAAATCCTGGTCGATAGTTACCAGGTATGGCTGCGTAAGAAATGACAAAAAGACCCCCACTCCTAGGTGAGTACCTAGAGGTGAGGGTCAAAGTGTCTCTATCGCCCTGCTAAGGGCGTATATGAGGGTTTTAAATGGTTACTTCTTGCGACCAAACTCTGGTGAGTTGGTGTCCAAAGCCTTGAGGACTGGACCAACAAAGCCTGCTACGAATGCAGAGGCGAGTACCTTAGGGTCGTGCTGTCCTGCCATATAGAGTGCGACCACTGCTGTGGCTGCTGCTCTAAAGTATGACAGTCCGATTTGCTTTAGTTTTTCTGTCTCGAACATATGTTCTCCTTATGACTTGAAGACTGGCTTTCCAAATCCAACGATGTACACAGGTAGTGAACGCTTGACTTTGCTGCCATTCTTTTTCTTGTAAGCACGTATCTTCAGGCAGACTTGCCCTCCGTTACGTTGGTCACCCTTTTTATCAGGTGCTGTGTTGCCTTCGATGCAAGTTACAGTTCCGTCTCCGTTGTCCTTAACCACGATTCCAACGTGACTAATACGGTCAACGCCATCATTAGGGAAATCAAAGAAAACGATATCGCCAGGTAGAGGTGTCGCTTCACTTACTTTTTCCCACTGGTTCTTTTTAATGAACGCAGTAGCGCCCGCCACTGTGCTGACCACATTAGGAATCTTAAGTCCCACTTCATTTGCACACCAATTCACGAATGAGCCACACCAAGGCAGGAAGTTTGCTCTGGTGAAAGCGCCATACTTTGTCTCGTTATCCTTAGGTCCCTCGATAACTCCGAGTTCACCTCTTGCTACTTCAATAAAGTCATTACGTTGACCCATATTACTCACCCTTCTTTGCATCAACCTTGGCAAATGCCTCGTTGATTTCTTCTGATGTTAGGTTTCCATCTGCTAGATAGAAGCGAGCAAGTGCTTCGATTACCTTCATAGCACCAAGTGCACCAGCAAGAACTCCTGCTTGCCACACTTCGATACCCACTAGGGAACCAGCACCAATTACTCCAAGCGATTCTGCTGCTATCACAGCAAGAATACGCATCATTACACTCTTAAATGTATCCATTATTCATCGTCCTTTAGGTTGCGTAGATTAAGTGTGACTGTCCAAATGACTAGACAAATCACAATTGCATAACCAACAACTGTCTTGGCTGACCCTTCAAGGACTACCCAAGCGACGAACATTCCAAGGAGTGTCCATAGTTGATTGGCAATATCTGATAGCAGTTTCTTCATTATGGTTTTCTCCTGTACGCGG